TATTAGTAACTGTAGATATACCTGGTGCTGATGAAACTTGTATTTTATTTCACACACACAATAAAAGTGAAATAAAAGGTAAAAATAAAAAAGGAATTTGACGTTGAAGGTTAGATAATAACTAGTGAGGACGTGGGTGCAATACCCACCACCTCCACCAATTTAAAACACATTGATGTGTGCTTTGAGGGGGTGAGTAGATTCGACTGCTACTAAAACTAACTGGAGTTAAATCGCTGACAACGTAATGTCAAAACTATAAATGCTAACGAAAGTTATGCACTAGCGGCCTAGGTCGCTGGGGTTTGCCTGTACCTTGCAACAGAAACAGGCACAGAATTGGCGCCAAGGGGTGGGGATGCGAGAGTGGAACCACCCTTTACAAATCAATCAAAATGTGATATATTATAATAATGAATAGCAAAGAATTTAGTTTGATGATTGAGGGAATAGTAAAAGAAAAACGTGTAACCTATATGGATGCTATAATTGACTATTGCGATAAAAATGATATTGATTTAACAACAGTAAAATCTATTGTAAATAAATCTTTAAGAGAAAAAATTAAATCAGAAGCAGTAGATTTAAAAATGTTAAAAGAGAAAAAGGGTGGTGTACTACCTGTATAGATATGTATGGAGGGTTTGATGTTTTTAAAGTTTACTTGGCAGTTAAATTACATTTCACTACTAATTATGACTTCTTTGAATATGGTGGTAAAGTCAATTGTAAACTTGATACATTTACTAAAAGAAACGATAGATACTTTTTTCATAAACTTAGCACAAAATATAACAAAGATGAAATACTTGACTTCTTTGTTGCCAATTTTTGTGAAAATAGTAAAAAATGGGTAGGTAATTTATTACAAAATGATGGACGAGAAACATACCTCAATTATAGAAAAGTTAAAGACAATTTTAAATACCATTTTCGAAGCGATCTTAACAATATTGCTAATGACTTTTCTAGTAAGCGCCTTTCTTTTGATGATGGTTTTCGGTGCATTGGCGGACAACATCCTAGACTTTTACGATTACTCATACAAAAAAAGTTATCAACCCAAACCGCAATCGTGCTTGACGAGGTCTTATCGTTTATCAAAAATTGGAATAAAGAAATTGATGAAAAAGTTGTATGGCCTAAAGTCGCACTTACGATTGCCAGAATGAAACCTTTTATAAATTATAATATGACAGAATGTAAATTAATAATGAAAGAAATATTTGTATGAAAAGAGTTTTTTGTATAGGTAACGGTGAAAGTAGAAAAGTTTTAGATTTAGAAAAGTTAAGACCACACGGTAAGATATACGGTTGTAATGCTTTGTATAGAGATTTTACACCAGATCATTTAAGTGCTGTTGATATGGGTATAATGCACGAGATATACAATTCAGGTTATTGTCAAAACAATCCTACATTGTTTAGAGATTGGAATAGATTGCCTGGTATGATGTATGAACAGTTACTATATGCAGGTAAAAATTATTCAGACCAAGATTATGATTTAATTAAAAGAGAAGATGTTATTAAATCAAATGAAAGAGGTGATTGTGAAGAATTTGTAATGCACGGTTCTAATCTTGCAGGTGTTGTAGAGATATTAAAAAAGAATAAAGACCGTGAAAAGAAAAATATTAATCATACATCAATAAATGTTAGTTGGGTAACTAAAGATGACAAAGTTACATCTATAAATGATATTATGCCACCTAAAGATAGAGGTTGGGCTTGTGGTGCAACTTCAGGATTTGCTGCTTGTCATTATGAAAAACCAGATGAGGTATTTTTAATAGGACACGATTTAGAAAGTATGAATGGTAAACTGAATAATGTTTACAAAGATACTAAACATTATGGATTAAAAGAGGCACACAAAACACCAAGTGTCAATTGGATTAGACAATGGCGAGAACTATTTACAGAAAACCCTAAAATACAGTTTTATAAAGTAAATCCTAATGCAGATAGTGGTAAAGACCCTATTAGCGTACCGATTAAAGAATGGGCAAAGTTGAACGTGAAGTACATAGATTATACGGCGCTTGACAAAATGCTCGGAATGTGATATATTATAATTATGTTTGACGGTTTTATATACAGATTATTAGATACGATTATTAACACGTGTGAGAGAACCAGAAAATGGTTACAAAACAGATCATTGCCTAGACCTTGTAGATCAGCAAAAGAATGGGCAAAAGATTTTGAAAAGCATAAAAGTAATCGTATAAATAATAATGATTCCGAATAATACAGGAAACACAAATACAACGAATACAAATA